CCGTATTCTCAACATCTGACACAGCACCCATCCAGCGGGAGAGATCTTTCCCCATAGACTCAATTTCACGACCTGCTGCAAATCCGCGTTTGATTGCGTTGAAGGCCGTATTAGCGGCCGTTATGGCTATGCCGATTGAGGCGGGATCTAACATTACCCTCTATACCCTCCACCTGCTGCTTTGTAGGCTTTAGCCATCATCTGAGCTTTTCTAGCGCTCCATTGACCCGGTGCGCCACCTTTGCCTCCAGCTTTTATTCTATTAAATATTCTTTTTCTTAATCCGGGTTTTGTATAGTTACCAGCTTCATTAACCCTGCTTTTAGACTTTTTCTTTTTTACCCTTCCACCTTTTTTTAATTCTAATGCATCTAGTGTTTTTGCTTGACCTGCATGTGCTTTACTTGCTTTCTTAAGCATAGAAGATACTTTTTTCACTTTTGATTTTAATCTACCACCATTTTTCATCCCATTAGATCCGCTATTAGATGATCCGTTACCACTGCCATCATCTATGTTTTTTGCATTTCTTAGAGTTGCCAAATCTCCTGCATCTGATCCAGATAGCATAAATCCACCTGATTTTAATCTTATGGGTTTTTTCATCATGATCTCCTGTTTACTTTCTTTGCAGTCTTTGTTCTTGCATAAGATCTGTTACTTGATCTTTTTGCCACACCTAAATTTTTCTTCTTGTTATCTTTTGGATTGCCATTTTTATGTGTAACATCTTTTTTATCACCTTTTACAACTTTACCAGCTTTTAACATTTTGGCTCTAGCTGTATTTCTAGAAGCTCTTTTTTTCTTTTGATCTAACTTGCTGTGATAATTTTTGTATTCTTTTTTGTAGTTTCGCATTCTTCTTCTACCTTACAAACAGGGCAAACATAATTTGATTTTTCATTTGCTCTATTTAAGTTCATATAAACTTTGCATCTAAAACATAACTTCATACAGCTCTAGTCTTACCTTTAATTGCACATCCATCTATAGATCTTTTTCTTTTTACCGGTCCACCTGCAAACATTCTTGCGCTTGTCATAGGTGTCATTCTATTCGATCCACGCATTTCCATATCTCTTTTTTTAGCACTTGCTCTTCTGTCTTGAGCAAACTGACCTAAAGGACTAAGAGGCCCCATTGTTTTACCTATTGAAGCCAAAGCTCCAGATATCGGGCCTTTACCTTTCATGATGCTATATGCAGGTGAAAATGTTTCTAATAATTTTCCTATTTTTTTCTTTTGAACAGGTTTCTTTTTCATACGATTACCTTTCATTTGTTGCTTCATTGTGGCTCTGCTAATCAACACTTCCACCTTCGTCTTGATTGTCTTAAACGACTATTTGGATTTTTAGCTGCTTTTGGGAATTTTTTCATTTGACCTGCGCTTCTTGCACAATATTGTTTTCTTCTTTTTGCAGCTTTACTTCCCGGCTTAACTTTACCAGTTACAGCAGTTTTAAGTTTAGACCCGGGATTTTCTCTACGATATTTAGCCACACCTTTGGCGGTCATTCCTGCACCTGCTTTTGTAGGGCGTTTATGACCACCTTTAATAGTGTATCCTTTCATAGAGCCTCTTTTTTTTGTTTCGGCCATTATGATAAGAAAATTGTTAGTTTATTTCCAGAACCAGTAAATCCATGAATATAAGCACCATTCTCTGCTAAGATTCCTTGATCTGGTATGTTTAATGTATGTAAGCCTGTAGGAAAACTCTGAACCAATAAATTAGCGCCACCATTACCATCTTTGATGGTCAGGACTCCTGCTGCATTTCCAAATATTACAACTTGTCTTATTCTTGTTCTATCCGGACCTACTACAGCCGCACTATCACCTTGGTTAAAGTTAAAGGCTTTGACATCTGAACGACCTGCCATTAAAACCTCCTATTAAGCTGTTGGTGAGTCTGAGGATATTCCAAAAAACTTTAATGCTATAACACCACCAGCACCTGCTGTTCCTGAAATTACAAGCTCTACTTCATCTGCTGTTTCTGTAGCCGCTGTAGTTGCTCCGCCTGACATTCCTAAAACACCGTTACATGGGAAAAATCCCTTAAATCCTGTAGAATTTATAGCAACAGATATGCCGTCTACAAACCCATCAGTATCATCATCTGTGCCAATATCAACAAGATTGACATTATTTGCTGCTGCTGAAGTTACTGTTATAGCCACACCCATTGGAATAAAATTAGAAGGTATTCCAATAGAAGATTCTTTGTGAGAAGTTCCTGAAGAAGCAACAGTAATGCTTGTGGAATATGTGGACATGGTCATTTCGTTTGTAAGACCACCTGTTGTAGAATTTTTAATTATTGTTTTAAATCCGTTTTCAGAACGAATAGGACCTGAAAAAGTTGAATTAGCCATTTTTATCTCCTTGTCTTGGCAAATGTCGAAGTTAATTCTTCGTCAAGGTAATTATAGTATATATGAAAAAGGGCGGTTTGTAACCGCCCTCAGTCAATTTATTTAGGCTCCCGGTGAACCAAACATTCCGAGAGGATCTGACACACCAAATGAATATCTCTCACGGGCTTTGTATCTGACATTACCTGTGTTGAAATCTCCATCCATTGATGTTGACATTGGTGTTCTTACAAACATCTTCATTCCATTAGGGACATCAGTTGTTAAGAAAAATGCATCAGTATCTGTTAAATAGTGATTAACAGAAAAACCCTCTGGTATTGAACCATTGGTTCTGATTGCATTTGTATCATTATCTGATGTTCCAACTCTTAGATCTGATTGCAAGATCCTTGTTGCAACAAACATCAAAGCTGGTGGAACAATAAGTTTTCTTGGTCTTGCTGCAATTAACAATCCTCTTTCATCAACGAAAGCTGCAATGTCAATTACTGCTTGCTCAAGAGAAGTCTCGTTCAAGTCAGCGTTTGTTGTTAGTCTGTTTTTATTGCTACCTCCAGCCACTGTTGGGTGAGCTGTGTTAAACAATGTTACACCATCTCCACTTTGAAATGTATCAAAGCCTGTGTTAAGCAATGAAGCAGCTTTTGTCTGCTTTGTGTAAGCCATTGCTCTTGCTAGTGCTTTTGTATAACGAGCTGACAATGAATCATAAAGATTATCTTCCATTGCCTCTTCTGTTATTGAAAAGCCCATAGCCACAGTTTCGTGGTTGTATCTTGAAGTAAATGACTCTTGTGCAGTGTCATATGAAATTGCTGCACCTTCCTGCTTTACAGGAGCTGCACCAAAACCAGATAACTTCACTTCTTCTTCAAAGCTACGCTCTGAGTTTTCTACTTCATAAATTTCAGTATGCTCGTCTTCATACTTTTCATATTCCAAGCCAAACAGTGCGTTTAAACCCGGTAACAACTCTTTAAGGAGTTGCGCTCTTGATATAGCCATATTTCAATCTCCTTATTAAGCTGCTGATGGTGCGTTACCAGACACGACACCAATACCAAGTTGATGACCTGTATTGAACTTACATAGCATAATTGGAAAAGCGGTTCCTTTTTCATCACCATCAAAACCGCCTTTGAAATCTACAATTCTGATTGGTAAAGAAGCTGTATTAGCCGCTGTACTAATATCTAGTGAAACTCTAGAAATGCCTAAAGCTGCACTTGATGTTCCTTGTACTAATGCTGCGTTTGCCGCAATATCATCATCATTAACAGTGCCGTCTGCCTGAATTTCAAACAATACGTTTGGATCATCACATACATAAGCCATGCCTTCTGTGTGTGCTGCGCCTGACCACTGTTGACTAAAAGTTAATTGTTTAGTGCTGACATCAATAAATCTGCACCCTAAAAAAATACCTATTGGAGTAGCGGAAGATGTTCCTGCATCTTTTTCAATAGTTGTTGTAGAACCAGCATCTACTAGCTTTACAACATCACCGAAACATATTCTTGTTGAATATGATGAAAGTACAGGATACTGACGAAACGAACCATTGTATGTTCCGCCTAAGTTACCTACCGGTCTTAATCCAAAAGGAGCTGCTGTTGCTGACATAATTGTCTCCTTAAAATTAAAATTACGTTACGAAGTGCGTGTGCTTTTCTCCGGTCTGAGAACTGGCATACGGGGATCGGATTCCTTTAGAAAACTATTGTCCACAGCCTGCATTTGTGATTTTGCCTGATCGTGTTGATAGTCTCTTCTGGCCTCCATGTTTTCTTTGGAGTTCTTGCAAAGTAACAATCCTCCAACCTCTACATTACCTTTGAATTTAGAATCAACGTCAGAGATAATCTTTAACTCAGGATGATCTTCTAACTTTACTGGCTCCCAACCTTCACGAAATTTAGATGAAACATTAGTCATGTCCGCCTGACCCAGTGATGCAGTTCGTATCCAACGATACTCAACTCCTTCTTGGGGTGCTGGGTCAGGTAAAGCAGATGGCTTTTGCCATGTTACTTTTCTTTTCTCTGCTTCTCTAGTCTGTGTTTCTCTAGATTCTCTGTCAAATACATTATCAGCCATTTGTTGATTCCTTCAATAATTGTTGCGCATATTGTTCAGGGGTAAGCCCAAGTCGCTTTGCGAGAGCAATCTGGGTAGAG